GAGAGCTTTTAAAGCTGGTGATATTGTAATCAATGCATCTAAAACATATCAGGCAATTAATGATATGGCAGCGGCAGCGGCGGCCCCAGTACATACCTCAGGTATTGTTAATTACTGGGAACAACGCAAATTTCCATCATATAACAGGGGAATTTATTCTGCGGATGCGGATGCAACTACCGGCACTGTTGGTGATATCAATCAACTAGCAATTGGATTTGAGCCAGGAAAAGCATACGTTCAAGGATATGAACTAGAAAAGTTGGCAACGACTTATGTTGCCGTGTCTAAACCACGAGATGCTGTATTAGATGTCGCCTCAATTAATAACGCATCTATTGCTACTACAGTAGGCAGTTATGTTTTAGTTACTGAGGTGTTTAATCTCCCGCCAATGAGTACTGGCGGTACAGTTATCATTTATGATTCTATCGTAACCACTGCGGGTACTGCTGCAGGTACTATTATAGGGTCTTGTAAGATACGTGGTATACAAACAGAAAGTGGTACTGGCGCTGCTACTGTTTGCAAAATGTTTATCTATGATATTAAAATGAATGCCGGAAAGGATTTTGCTAAGGATGCTAAATCTTTTTATTATGCGGCAACCGCATTTACCACTAATGTTGTATATGATACAAAATCTATTCCAGTTGGCATTATAACTACAACTGCCGCTAGTGGTGCAGTTGTAGGCGTGGGTACTACTTGGTCAACTGGTATAGTCACCCCTAAATTGAAAGTTGGGGATTGGATATATTTCGATGGCGTAAAACATAGAGTCGCCACTTTAACTTCAGACACTTCTATTGTGGTATCTCCTGTGGTTGCTGCACTGAGACCAGTTGCTGCTGCTGTTGCTGCATCAAAAATACAAACTCAATTAAAAGAACCAGAATCTACAGCTCTAGTATTTCCGCTTCCTTATCAAGCAACAAAAACCATAACCGATCATAGCTATTATGTGGTGCAGGCAGCAACTATGGTATCTGCTGTAGGTAATGTATTAAATATTTCAGTAACATCTGGAACATTATTGCCTGATGCATCTAACTACTATGTTCAAGACGCAGCGGGAAATTCTATCGGAGCTACTAACTTCACGGTAACAACTTCTTCGGGAACTGCGGCATTAACCTTTGCTGCCGCACCATCTACGTTATATAAGGTTTTTGCTACAGTAAACAAGACTGGTGTGGTCTCAAGAAAGACTAAAACATTATCTTCAGCTACTCATACATTCACTTTAGCCCAAGCAAAAACAAGGAAATTAACTTTAGGTAATACTGATTGTTATAAAATAGTGAACATTTTTATGGGCACTACTGATATCACAGATTGGTTCTCATTTGATGATGGACAAAGACCGTCTTATTACGATCATGGTAGGTTAATATTACAACCATCGTATCCAACGCCAACCGCCCCAATTACAGTGACATATCAATACTTTATTCATACTGCGGGCGATTTCTTTGACAAAGACTCTTATATCAATATTGATTATTCTTTGATCCCATTTTATAGTGGGATAAATCTAAGAGATACTATAGATTTTAGACCTAGATTAAATGCATTCGCATTGAATATGCCAAAACGTGGTTATAATATGAGTGTAGATTTATCATATTATTTGGCTAGACAAGATAAAATTGCAATTGATATTAATGGAAAGTTCTTTGATATTAAAGGCTCATCTTCTTTAAATCCAGGCATTCCTACCGATTCTTCTACCGGAATGACATTATGCACTTTAACATTACCGCCTTATATATTTGCATCAAAACAAGAAGTAGAAGTTACTAAAACTGAAAATAAACGATACACTATGAGGGATATCGGAAAGTTAGAAACTCGTATTTCTAACATTGAATATTATACTTCTTTATCGATGTTGGAGCAAGAAACTTCTTCGTTAAGTATAACTGATGCTGATGGATTAGAAAGGTTTAAGAATGGATTCATTGTAGATAATTTCTCGGGTCACAATATTGGAGATGTTGCTTCTCCAGATTATATGTGTGCAATAGATATGGAAAATAATGAACTGAGACCATTTGCTGCTATAGATAATGTCGATCTATTATTAGATACCGTAAATTCTACTAATTATAAATTATATGGCGATGTTATTACATTACCCTTAAATACAACCACACCACATGTTGCACTTGCTAAAAATATCTTTGCGTCTAGAACTGAATTTGTAAATCCTTTTGCAGTATTTACATTTTTAGGTAGTCTCACTATGAATCCATCATCTGATGATTGGTTTGAGGTTAAAAGATTACCCGATATTATTACAAACAAAGAAGGTAACTTTAACATATTAACACAACTAGCACAAAGAACTGGTGTATTAGGAACCGTGTGGAATTCTTGGCAGACCCAGTGGACCGGCAAACCAGTAGTCACTACCAAATATAGTGGTATAGGTGCAGGTAAGGCAAAAGAAGTTGGTGCTACTGGTCAAGACATTAGTGTGAGTGCGGGTCTTAATCGTGAGGTATGGGGTTGGGCTCTAAATGGTGGTACTTATTCTGTTACAACTACCACAGCCCAAAGAAAAGGACAATCTAGAACCGGTATTAATACTAAGGCGGTCGCGAAGATCGATACTCAAATCGTAAATGATAGAGTTTTATCTGTTGCTGTTATTCCTTATATTAGATCAAGAAATGTTCTTGTCCAAGTGAAGGCATTAAAACCAAATACTAAATTTTATCCATTTTTCGACGATGTTAATGTTGCTGCCTTTTGTACTCCAGCAACCATTATCAATTACACTACAGTATCTGGTACATTTGACGCAGAGACAAATTCCGGCATAGATGCTTCTACTGAGGCTGTGCGAAAAATTAATGGTGATACTCAGGTTTGTTTAAATATTGGTGATATTATAACTGGCACTACTTCAGGGAAGAAAGCTGTGGTTGTTGGTGAAGAAAGCAACACTAGTGTTGCTGGAGTTGTTACTCATAAATTATATGTGTTGAATGTTTCTGGTGCATTTACTAGTGGAGAAACTATCACAGGCTCTATTAGCGGTGCAGTTGGAAAATATGTAAGTTCATCGGTCCCCACTACTTTAACAACCGGAGCCGGTGGTGAACTAAATCTGTTATTTAAAATCCCAAATACTAATAAAAATAGATTCAGAACAGGTACGAGGGAATTTAAACTACAAGACGTTGCTACATTTAACGGTCAATTCACTTCACAAGGATTAGCTAATTATGAAGCAAGTGGCACAATACAAACCAAAAAAGCTAATGTAGTTGCAACAAGAAATGTAGAATTTGTCCAAACTCAAGTCTCGGGAAATAGAACTATTGTTGAATCCTCTGATAGGGTAGTATCAGGCACTGCTTGGTATGATCCTTTAGCTCAGACATTTTTAGTTGATTGTAAGGGTGGTGCATTCTTATCAAAAGTCGACTTATTCTTTGCTTCAAAGGATGGTAATATTCCTGTTACTATTGAAATAAGAGAAGTTGTTAATGGGTATCCGGGTCGAAGAATTCTTCCTTTCAGTCGTGTTACCGTTAAGTCTAAAAATGTCAAATTATCAGGAACTAAAGTAGATACCTTTGATGGGGTTAGATATCCAAAATATGATACACCAACTACCATAACCTTTCCAAGTCCTGTGTATGTTAAAGATAAAACAGAATATGCATTGGTAATTCTTAGCGATTCAAACCAATATAAAGTTTGGATTTCTCAAATGGGGGATAAAATACCGGCATCAAATGATACTATATCCAAACAACCTTATTTGGGTGTGTTATTTAAATCGCAGAATGCTTCTACGTGGACAGCAAGTCAAGATCAAGATTTAAAATTCACTATCTGGAGAGCTAACTTCAATACTTCTGTCACTGGCAATGTGGTTCTAACAAACAATTTGCCACCAAAAATAGATTTAATGAGCGATCCAATACAAACATTAGCAGGGTCGTCTACTGTAAGAGTATGGCATGAGGATCACGGTTTTAAAGCAGGAGATGTGGTTACTCTGTCTGGTGCGGTGTCTACTGATGCTACTATAACTACTGCGATGTTAAATACCACATTCACAGTTTCTAATCCACAGTTGGACAGCTATACTATAGTAGTTGGTGCAAATGCTACTTCTACCGGATTTATTGGTGATGATAATGTATTTGCCACTAGAAAAATAATTTATGAAACAATACAACCTTCGATTAGTGCCCTAGATTTTTCTGATACTACTGCAAATTATTCTATAATCACTACCGAATATTCTAGTGGATTACCTAACGCCGAAGAGTCTTGTATTATCAATGATAATAACTATTATGTGACTCCAAAAGTCATTTATATGAATGCTACCAGAATGGTGAAAATCAGGGGAGCATTAACGTCAACAAACCCCGCACTATCTCCTATTATAGATAGTCATGGTTGTTCGGCTATTATAGTCAGTAATAAAATTGATAAACCTGTAGAAGAAACTTATAACGTAGCAGCTATAGATAGATCAGCATTATGGGCTGCTGCCGCAAGTTCGTTTGCATTCCTTGATTCTACTATAACATCTGCTGTATCGGGTAATCAAGAAATAATGAAACAGATTATCCCAGGTTCTTATGTAGAAGTTGCTAATAACACCACAACTTCTAATAATGGAAAATACTTAGTCACTGATGTGAATTCTACTTTGGGTACTATAACTGTTGCAAACAAAACTTTCGTTAATGGTAATTCTAGTGCAACTGCTTTATTGTATTATTATAATTCATTCTTTGATGAAATTGCACCAGTAGGAAGTTCTTCTCATAGCAAATATGTTTCTAAGGTAATAACACTGGCTAATCAATCCAATATGTTAAGAGTCAAGTTTGCAGTATGTGCGCCTACCGAGTCTGATGTTTTATTATATTATAAGATTGGAACAGGTGGCACAGATTTAATAGATACAAATTGGACTATCTTTAATCCAGATAAAACTATGCCAAAAACATCTATCGGGTCGGATAGTTTTTATGATGTAGATTATACCTTAGATGAGTTAAATTCTTTTGATGCACTATCAGTTAAGATAGTGATGAAATCTACTAATACTGCGGCAGTTCCCAGAGTTAAAGATTTAAGGATTATTGCCTGTGCAGCATAATCTTCTAAAGGTTGAAGGAAACGACAGCCTTGTTAGAGATATCAACACTCACGCTATTATTAACACTAATAGCGTGGAATATGAGAGTTATATTAGAAAGAAAGCATTGTTGAAGAATCAACAAGATGAAATTAAGAAAAATACAGACGACATAAATATAATAAAACAAGAGTTATTTGAAATAAAAGAATTACTCTTGTTATCATTGAAAAATAAAGGATAAAAATGGCTGCAATTAATTTAAGAGTCGGGGCTTCAACAGTTCTTTCTAATCAACAGGTGGATGATAATTTTAAGAATTTGAATAATGCGTTAGGTGCGGCAGGTAGTACCACTGTCCCCACACCTTCAGGAACAGGCGGACCTCTTTTATCTATATCTCCCACAACTACAGGTACATTCTCCGCCGCTAATATGACATATTCTGGCACATTGACTGGGTCTACTGCTATTATAGCTATAGGCACTAACCAGATATACAAAGATGTTTTAGGTAACGTGGGGATTGGTACAAGTAGTCCATATTCACAGCTTACCGTTTCAGGGGTAGGTCAATTAGTTGCCGCAATAACTGATGCTGGTTCAAAATTAGGTACTATATATGCATATTCGCCTGGACAAACGGCTGGTGACGGTGGCGCATTATTATTAGGATCGCACTCAACAGTAGGAATATCGACTCCGCAATGGGCTATTAAGTCGTTACTAACAAATGGCGCTGGAAACGGTGTTGGTGTTCTAGTGTTTTCTGGTAGAGCTACAACTGCTGATACATCATTAACGGAATATATGCGCATTGGCTCCTCCGGTGGCGTATCTTTTGGTTCATCAGGTACAGCGTATGGTACATCTGGGCAAGTATTAACATCGGCAGGTACTGCATCACCAGTATGGACAAACCAATCTTCTATAACATCCGGTAATGTAACAACTAATGCCAATCTTTCAGGTGCTGTAACTTCTGTTGGTAATGTAACTTCTCTAGGTTCTTTTACTTCATTACAATTAGC